GACGACATTTTCTTCACCCACTCTGTGTCTCGAGGGCAAGCACCTGGCGACCGGAACTCCGGTTTAGCGTTGTCGGTTCTCGCAGAGAAGGACGACACCCCTCTCGGCCCGATGGCCCGCAACCAGTCGGCGATGTGGGCGCGCATCGGCAAAATGACGTTGCAAATGTACCGGTCGTACGCCTCCCAATCAGGCATGGTTCGCACCCAAACTCTCACCACTCCGCAAGGCAACACACTCCAATTCGAGTGGACAGCCGAAGACATTGAAGAGTTTCCGCAGGTCAAAGTACCTTTGGATGCGACCGCCCCCCGCTCTAAGATTGCCACCCAGTCGGTTATCACCAGCCTCGCACAACAATTTCCACAGGCTTTTCAGAATGTGGACGGGATTGCTTTGGCACGAATGCTGGACCTACCTGACCCTCGAGGGTTTCTCGGTTCCACCGACCCTGATGTCACGAAAGCCGAATGGGAAAACGGTTTGCTCATGCAAGCCGTTCCCGTCATGCCCGCCGATTTTGACGATCATGCCAAACACATCGCCCAACACAATCGGGAACGCAAATCCCCTGCATACGAACTTGCGAAGCCTGAAGTGCGTCAAACCATCGACTTGCACATCCAAGCGCACCAGACGATGGCGGCTGAGGAAGCGATGCAACAAATCGCACAAATGCAACAGATGCCAGGGTCTGAAGCCCTGCCGCAAGCCAACGAAGCCCCCGGCTCAATGGTCCCCCAAGCTATTTCCGGTAACCCCGGACTACCACAGGAGATGATACCCCAATGACCGACTTTGCCCCCGAAGGAGTGGTGGATGCCACCCCGACAGGAGAAGCCCCTGCCGAAACCCCTGCCGACATCAACTGGCAAGAGAAATATCAGGCTGAGGTGCAGGATCGCATCAAAGAGCGCGAACGGTACAAGCCTTTCGTTCAGACGTTCGGCCGGATGCACCCCGACGACGCCCGTGCCGTACAGGAGTTTGCGACCGCTTTCGCGTCCGGTGACACCGAAACCGCTGTCCGATGGATGGTCGACAACGCCCGCACCCTCGCCGGAGATCGCTTTGACACCTACATCACCCCCGCCCAACAGCAGGCCATCAACACGCAGGTCGCCCAGCAGGCGTACTCGGACGGCAACAACGCTGGGATGACCCCTGAGCAGGTGGAACAGCTCGTCCAAACCCGGTTGCAGGAATCGTTTCAGCAGATTCAGCAGGCTCAGGTGCAAGCCCAATACGAACAGCAGATCGAGGAGACGTTGACCCAGCATGGTTTGGTACCGGACACCCCGCTCGCAACGGCTGCCATTGTGGCCGCGTCAAAACGATCCGACCTTGACCTCGCCGCAGCCATTCGTGAGGTGGAAGAACAAGTTTTGGCGCAAGCGCAACAGATCGCAAACAGACGCGCTGAAGCCGGTACGAGCATGGGTGCGCCAATCGTCAACGGAGTGCCGGTCGTCTCGACGAACGGACAGCAGATGACACCCCGTGAACGTGCGATGGCTCGCCTCGCACAGAACGGGCTGTGACGTAACGTCAGCACACGGGAAGGCACCTTTTAGTCGGGTGACCGCTGATGTCCCTGTCTGATGTTATTTCAACGTCAGACAGGGTGATTCCCTTGACATCATCCGCACACTTGCGTGTATGCTTGTATTTGAACCGGATGGTTCACCCATAGGTACCCCCATCGGATGATGGGTTGAGACAGCCGGACGGCTACCGCTCAGACAGGTTCCGATTCCCCCAATCAGATTCTCTCTAACGGAAAGCGACCATCATGCCCGCAACTCTCTCGACAGTCGACGCCATCCTGAAGGACGACTACAAGGAATACCTCGACAACCTCAACGAGGCGAACTTCATTCTTTCGCAGGTCGAAACCCGCAAGGACACCGTGCAGGGTCGTATCGCCCGCCACGCAGTCCACTTGGGTCGTTCGTCCGGTGTCGGAGCGCGCGCCGAGTCCGGCACCCTCCCCACCGCCGCCAACCAGTCGTACGCCACAGTCCCGGTGCCGGTCCGTTACGTCTACGGTCGCATCCAGCTGTCCGGCCCGACCATCAAGCAGGCGGTCACCGACCGTGGTGCGTTCATCGACGCGCTCGACGCCGAAATGGAAGGCATCAAGAAGGACGCCATGAAGGACGTGAACCGCCAGCTGTGGGGTACGTCAAACGGTGTGATCGCCCAATGTGGCACCACATCGGCGTCCACCACCGTCGTGCTGGCCACCACCACCGGAGCGACCGCTCTGCGTCAGTTGTTCTTCGACGGTGGCATGGTCGTGGACATCGGAACCGTCGCCGCACCGACGACCGTCGCTTCGGCTCGTACCGTCACCTCGGTGGACGAGACGAACAAGACGATTGCCATCTCCGGTGCCGCAGTCACCACGTCTTCAAGCCATTTCGTGTTCCGCGCAGGAGCCGGTGGAGCGTCAAGCAACAGCGGTCAGCCCGGTGACGGTCAGATCGAGTTGACCGGTCTTCAGACCATCGTCGACGACAGCGCGGTGTTGCACACCATCAACCCGTCGACCCAGCCGAAGTGGAAGGCGTACGTCAACAGCAACGGTGGGACGAACCGTTCGGTCACCGAATCGCTCATCACCGGCTCCATCATGAAGGTTCTCACCAACTCGGGCAAGAAGCCCAGTCTGTTGGTGTCGGCTGAAGGCGTGAACCTGGCTATCAGCAACCTGCTGTTGAGCTTGAAGCGCAACATGGAGCAAACCCAGCTGAAGGGCGGCTATGCGGGCATCCAGTTCTACAGCCCGTCGGTGTCCGGCAAGGGTGACGAGGCTCCCACGGCCCTGTACGCCGACTTCGACTGCCCGAACAACCGTCTGTACGGCATCAACCCTGAGGTGCTGTGTTTCCACCAGGTGGGCGACGGCTTCCAGTTCATGGACTTGGACGGTGCGGTGATGAACCGTAAGCCCGACCAGGATGCCTACGAGGCGACCCTGTATATGTACGGAGAGTTGGCTTGCAAGCAGCGCAACGCCCACTTCGTCATCAAGGATCTCACCGAGGTCAGCATCTGATTAGGTTCGTAGCATCGACACCTGACGCACTCAATCCCCCAAACGTAGAAGCCGGTTACCGCAAGGTGACTGGCTTCTTCGTCTAGGATGACACCATGATTCGCGCAGCAGACTTGATGGGCAACGTCGACGGTGGCGGCGAGATGGCTGAGGTGTCGTTTGACGTGTACGACATTGCGACCCGTATTCAACGTGGCGACGAATCCGGGTGGCGTGGCGACCCGTCAGCGTCTCTCATGTTCAACCCTTTGGCCGGCCGGTTCGAGGTGTGGATGGTCGATGCGACAGGAACCCCATATGTCGCTTGTTCGCACACGCGCTGCGACCACACCCTGATCGTCAAGCTGATCGAGGGCGACTGGCAGAAAGGCAAAGCCTTACACGACGACCTGATGAAACGGAACGCCAAAATCCGTGACGCTGATGAGTTGGCGCAAAGAGAGAAAAGGTTGGAGTTGGCCGACAAACTGCATTGGGCGTTGGTGCGCGATGTGGGACACTTGGAAGGTTCCAACCGTCGGGTCCACAGCATGAACGAGAAAGGCAAATAGTGGCGTCATACACCGTGAACAAAGCGAAACACGCTGTGTTGACACCGGATACGGTGGACACGGTGTCGTTCGGCGACTCGGTGTCTTTCGTCATTGTCTCTAACCGCACTACCTCCGGGTCGCCGATTTTCTTCACCTACGGCGATCCCAGCAAAGGTGTCCCCACTCCGACGGTGAACGGCGACGACTGCTATGTGGTGGCTATCGGCATGACGATCAGCCTGATGGGCGACGGAACCGCATCCGACGTGAAACTTATCTCAAACGGCGCGCAAGCGTACAGCGTGATGGTGGTGTGACATGAACAGACTCGAACTTCGTAACGCTGTCAAAGACCGTCTGGCCATCAAATCGGATGGTTCCGGCAACAGCTTGGACGGCCTCATCACGAACTCGTTTGTGAACACTAGCCTCAACGACGCTCTGAACCGGGTGAGCATGGAACGCGAATGGTGGTGGCTTGCTTCAACTGCAAACGTGTCGTTCGACACGGTGTACGGTGCCGCAACCCTGCCGTCAGACTTCATGCGCGCCCAAGAACTTGTCATCAACTCGTCTCCTGCCGAATGGGTTCCCCTCGAGACGTTCCTCGACCCGACCTCCGACAACAGCACTTACGGTTGGACGATTTACGGCAACCAAGCAAAGATCGTCCCGGTTCCGTCAACCGCCACCCCTGGAACCTTGTATTACTTCCGATCCGAACCAGCTCTTTCCAACGACAACAACAGTCCTCTGATGCCGGTCGTCTACCATTCGGTGATTGTCGCCTACGCCTCTCATCTGTGCGCAGCCCGCCGTCAAGACGAGCAGCGGGCGTCGCTGTACCTACAGGAGTACGGCACGTTCCTGAAGTCAATGAACGACGACAACCGGTCGACGTTGAAGCGTCGCATCAAGTTTACTCGGGCGCGCGACTACGCAACTTGGGAGTAGACGATGGGATCGTTCCAGATCGTTTACGACGACTTCTCCGGTGGCCAGTACATGGGGCCGAAATCGAACAATTTGCCGAAGAACGCTTGGCATGGGAACAATGCAATCGCATTGGCGAACGGTCGTCTTTGCCCTGTTGGTTCCATCATATTGGGAAGCAATAATGGAGTTTCTGGTGCAACAGGCGCACAAATCATGGATTCGTGGACTGTTGGCAAAGCCAATTATTCGTTCGTCATCTGGTCAAGCACAACATCGAAGATGTCCAAGTTCGTGGATGTCAACGATGGAACACAGTTTCCATTGGGTGCAACCAACACGAACCTGACTGGCACTCTTGGGGGAAAAGTCGCCTATGTTCCCGCCGAAGGCAAGTTCTATTATGTCAACACCAACTCCGGCACGTTTGGGTACATCCGCAGCGTGACCACCACCGGCACCGACGCAAGCGTTTCAACCGCTCTCGGTTCCGGCACCGGGATCACCAATGTTGCCCTGTACGGCTACCGTCTGATCGCATGGGGGCCAACCACCAAACGTCTGTACTACTCTGACACCGCTCTGACCGGCTGGTCAACCAGCCAGTATTACGAGTTCAATGGCGAAATCGTAAATGCTGTCCCTCGAGCGAACGACCTTCTCGTCATCTGCACCACCGGTGTTTTCAGCGTCGTCGGTGTTCTTGGATCGTCGGTTACCATCCAACAAATCGTCCCACAACAGAATGTGACAGAAGGAATGCGTGACGCGACGACCGTGGGTCGCAACCTTTTCTTCTTGGATCAAATGAGGTCCGGTTCACTAGACGGAAACATTTACAGGCTTCTCGGTTCACAATCCGAAATTGTTGCAACAATGATCCTCACCGATGTCAATGCCGCCAACGACGGCAAAGAGAAAGGGCGCATTCAATCTGTTGCCGACGGTCGACTGCTCGTAACTTTGCGAAGTGGCGTTATCTACACACAAAGTTCGCACGGTCGTTGGGCGCGTCTAACCGAACCGAATGTTTGGAATGTTGACCCTAATCTCATAAACCAAGTGTGTATCGCTCGACCGGGACCGGAATCGCAAAACGAATATTCCATTGTTTCTTATGTTGACGACGAAACCCAATATCCGATCAGGGCGTGGCGCATCACCCATAATGTGACTGAACCCAGAAACTTGGACAACGATTTTGTTTTCGATGGTGTGGCCGCTGCCTCAACACAAGTTGCAGAAGGAAATGTTGAGTTGTCCGAATATTGGCATCAGAAACCGTTTACCGTCAAAGAAATGCTCGTTGAATGGGCGGCAGGGCCGACAGGCACACCGATTGTAAGCGGTCTCATCAAACCAACGGGGCTGGTTGATGTCAACCAATCGAGTTACACCACGTCCGAGTCTTACTCAGCGCAAGAAACATCAACAGGAAATCTTGTGGTGTCGCGGCTCCGAGCAGACGACAGCCCTCGAGGGTACGGCGTCAAACCCAATTTGACGTTTCAAAACGCTGTCATCAACCGTGTCATCTTGATGTGCGAGGACTGAGATGCCGTTTGCATACACGTTCCGCGCCGACGACCTCGAGACGGTCGCCAATCAGGACAAAGACCTGCTCGAGAACCGGGATCGGGAACTCGAACTGTACCTGAACCAGCCTCAGCTCTCAATCGCCCGTGTCGCCACCCAAGCGTACGCAACCGGAACCACCGCAGCGATCTCGTTCGACACCGAATACGCCGACACCGCCGGACTGTTCGCCCCCACCTCAACCGACATCATCATTCCCGGTGGTGCCGGTGGCCTGTATGCGGTCGCCTGGACTGTCACATGGGATGTTGCCGGAACATCGAAAACAGCAGACCTGTACATAAACGCCGACAACGTGTATCTGTCAGCATCAGATGCTGGGACGAAGATCATCTATCACGCCAACATTGTGGTCGTCCCCGGCGATGTCGTCACCCTCAGTTGCACCAATAGTGCTGCGGCGACCCGTAATGCGACAGCAATCCTGATGATGAGCCGCCTAATGGCATAATGGGGATGAAAGGAGCCTGACATGACCATCCCGCCGTCCCTCGCACAGCCGTCCATCGTCCAAGCTCCCGTCGAGACAGTCGACCCGAACGCGATCTCCAAGACCATCATGGACGCGAAAGGCGACCTGATCTCAGCCACCGGTGCAGACACCCCTGCGAGGCTCGCTGTCGGTGCTGACGGACAGGTTCTCGTCGCAGACTCCACCCAGTCCACCGGCCTGAAATGGGCTGTCGACCCGACTACCACCTCATTTGACGCTAAAGGCGACCTGCTGGTCGGCACCGGCCCTGACGCCTACGTTAGAGTCCCTGTCGGCACCAACAATCAGGTTCTTGTCGCCGACTCCGGCGAAGCGTCCGGTGTCCGCTGGTCATCGGAACAAGACCCGAACGCCATCGTCAAATCTATTGTGGACGCCAAAGGCGACCTGATTGCCGCGACCGCCAACGACACTCCTGCACGGCTCGGTGTTGGCACAGACACCCACCTGTTGATCGCCGACTCAACACAGGCGACCGGCCTCAAGTGGGGTCGCCCTGACATTGTTCTTGGCACCGAAACGACCGGCAACTACATCGCAGGTATTACGGGTGGCACCGGCGTGACTGTGACCGGCTCCGGCTCCGAAGGCGCGACACCGTCGGTCGCTATCGGACAGTCGGTCGGCACAGTTGACACAGTCGCTTTCGGCGGGCTGAACGTCGACTCCGGCACCCTGTATGTGGACGCTGCCAACAATCGGGTTGGTGTCAACACAATCAGCCCGTTAGAAACTTTACACGTAAACGGCACCATTCACGCGGCAGGGTTCATTACCGCCCTCGGTGTCACCGCCACAGATTTTACAGGGAACCTGTCCGGCGCAGTCCAGTTTGATGTGAAGAACCTGTCGGGTGGCACGTTGGCAGCTGGAACGCCTGTCTACATTTCTGGCACGGTCGGCGCGTCTGGCATAGCGGAGGTGAAGGCATCTCGAGCCGACACCGCGTCCACCATGCCTGCTGTCGGCATATTGGAAACTAGCCTCAACGCCAACCAAACCGGTCATGCCATGATTATCGGGTCGTTGGAGGGTTTGAACACCAGCTCGTACACGCTGAATCAGCCTCTGTACGTCGGCTCGGCCGGGGGTCTGACCGCAACACGCCCGACTGGTGCATCTGATGCTGTTCAGGTCATCGCCTACGCCGCCCGAATCAACTCAAGCACAGGTGTCCTGATCGTCAACGCCTACGACGAGGTGCGTACTCCGAACAGCATCAGCGTGTCCGGCAACATCGCTACCACCTTAGGCCAGTTCACCGGGTCAGGGGCAGGTCTGACTTCTATCCCAGCAGGTCAACTGACTGGCACCGTCGCAGCCTCCAACATTGGCAACGACACGGTCGCTCTCGGCACCAAGACGACCGGCGATTATGTGGCGACTGTTGCGGCGTCCACCGGGGTGACTGTTTCGGGTGGCACCGGCGAAAGTTCTACGGCGACGATCTCGATCGGGCAGGCTGTCGCAACAACCGACTCTCCCCAGTTTGCAGGTGTGACTGCCACAGGAACCGTGTCAGCGAACGCTGTGTCGGTCACCAACGGTGTCGGGGCAGCATCAGCGACAATCAGCGGGACGACCGCAACCTCGGTGCTGACCGTTGACGGCATCGAGATCGACACGACTGGGGCCACCTCGAATCAGGTGTTGAAGTACAACGGCACCAAGTTCACTCCTTCAACGGGTGCGTCGGTGACGATTTCCGATACTCCACCTATTAGCCCAACCCCACAGGCCGGTGACCAATGGTTTGAGTCGGATACGGGTCGGACGTTTATTTATTACGACAGCGTGTGGGTCGAGATTGGTTCGACGGGTACGACGAATGTGAACGCGAATGATTTGTCGGGGACGACTCTTGCCTCGAATGTTGTGTCGTCGTCGTTGACTTCGGTTGGGACGCTTTCGTCGTTAGCGGTAACGAACGACATTACAAGAGGTGGAACCAGTTTGCCTCGCGGGGTAGTTGCTCTATCAACGCGAAATACAAATTATCAGCCAACATCTACAATTTCCGATTTTGCGAGCGTTACGTTTACGGCTGTTGCTGGACGGTATTACAAGTATTCGTTGTACGTGCCGGGGTCGGATGCCAGCGGTGTAATTCTCCTAACGATGACATTGACGGATGGTTCTAATGTTGCGCTCAATGAGGCGAATCAAACCCTACGGGGTCCTGGCATTTTAGATTTGTTAGAATTCGTAACAATTCGTACTGAAAGTGCGGGTTCTATTACACGAAAGATTCGGATGCAAATGGCTTCGGGAAATGCTTCAATGTGTTCGTCAACAAGTATTGGGCATCTTGTAGTGGAAGATATTGGGCCTTCCTGATGGCTATCGACTTCCCTAACAGCCCTAGCGTCGGACAAATTTTCACGTCAGGCGACAAGTCATGGATTTGGGACGGAACCGTCTGGGAAGCGTACGGTGCTTTCGTGTCCCCGACCGTGCTGAAAGTGGACTCCACGAACAGTCGAGTCGGCATCAACAACCAGTCCCCGGCGACCGCATTGGACATCGTTGGAACCACCACGGTACGGGCCGCTTCAACGCAAGACGGCGTTGCGTTGGCTGGTCGCGCTGGTGGTACTAGCACCTACGAGGTGACGCTCACCCCAACAACCTTGACCGCTGACCGCACGTTGACGTTGCCTGATGCGACTGGGACGGTAGCCCTTACCAGCGATCCAGGGCTTGTGCTAATCAAAACACAGGAGATTGGTTCGGGTGTGTCAAGTGTCGTTATTTCGGATGTATTTTCGTCAACATACGACAATTACTTTGTGCAAATCTCGAATTCCGTTGCATCAGCCAACCAGCCCAACGTCAGTATGCGACTTGGTTCGACCACAACGAACTATGCCTATTCGGGTCACTATATGTCATTTGGTTCAACCACGCTGACAGGTGACGTTAGTACTGTAGGCCCGTCATGGCCGTTAGGTGTCGCAGGTAACGGCACAACGGGGAATGGCCGGTTTTCGTTTGATTGCACCGTTCGATCACCGAACCTTGCACAAGCAACCTTTTTTTCAGCGCAAAACGCCTCGTTGTCTTGGCAGACTGTGTATGCAGGCTTCCTAAACAACACAACTCAATACACAGCCTTTACAATTCTTCCCAGTTCAGGAACCCTGACGGGTGGCACCATTCGCGTCTACGGATACAGGAACTCATAAT